AGCCCCTGTGGTAAAGACTTGTAAATCTCTACCAGAACGCAAACCAGTAATAGTATTAACGCTGTCAGTAGCCAACGTGATTTTGATAGCATCATCATCTAATCCTTCAGCTGCTTTAAAGTTAAAAAAATTTCCAACCTTAGAACCACATAATGTTGATGGTAATGATGCACTGCCTCCAAAAAATAAACGTCCTTCATGGAACGTAGCGGTAAAAGGCCAGCCTCTAGTATTTGACCAGGCATCTTCATAACCACTTTCTTTTATATAGTTTCCACTAGCTATAGCATCGGTACTAAAAAATGGTACCTCTACTACTGCTTCTACTTCTGTAGCAGAATTGAATTGTGTTATTCTTGCTCTACCAAATCCATTATCAGCTTCTAGAAATTGATCTACATCACTTGAAGAAAATATACTAGATGACGCTGTGATTGTTACTGTGCCATCTACTTTATCTGATGTAATAGTTCCTGATGGACTTGTTGTGGTAAGAGTAAATGCGTGTTTAGGTACAGTAATTTCTGATACTAAACTGGTTGCTGTCCAGGTAGTATTGTTTGCTCCTCTTACTAATTTAAACGGTGCAAAGTTAGGATGAACAACAATCAACGTGTCAGCTGATTGTGTAAAACTTAATTGCTGTAAATCAAATGTAGATACGCTGTATAAACTTCCTACAGTGTAGTCTAAATAATTATTACCAGATCCATTTATATTAGTAAGCAAAGTGCCTGCTTGATAAAAATGCATACGAATTGTTGTTTGATTATTTATAGCAGTCATAACAATCATAAAAGATTGTGTAGATGAAAACTCAAATGGTACTAAGTGATGACTGTTAGCTGCGCCTTGTGCAGTTAAATCTAAAAGAAACTTTAACCCAGGCCTTCTACTAAAACCTCCTTGAGGTTCAAAGATAACATTCTTTGCAGAAGAAACACTGGTGTAGTATTGCTGTAAGTCTAGTCGTCCATATAGTAATGGATCTATCTCACCAATACTAAACGATGCTTGATATTGCTGTACCCTACTCATCTAATATCTGTAAGCAGATAGTCACCCACTACAGATGGTGTCTGCCCTCCACTATCGATAGATGCAGCCTGTCTAAAAAAACCACCCCTCATGTTTTCAGCTACCGTTCCTAGTGCAATTTGTTTCCAATAATCTGATTTAGTTGTTTGGTCTGTAATTACTTCAGCTAAATGCCAAGCCATTTGATAGGCAAGTAATGTTACAAAGTATGAAGGCATGGACCCTTCACCTACTGCCTTCTGATAATCTATATGAATTTCTGTTGCGTCTGTTCTTAAAACAGCTACGCCACTAGCTGCTTGTCCTACTTCCCAATCTTTAAATAATTGTGCGCCTGGTGTGCTGCTTGTTCTTACTGCTTCAGGTACACCTATAAGCATATCGTTAGGAAATAAATATTGATATGTCCATTCGTTTTGTGGTGTGTTGCTATCTCTTGAAAGCTGTGTCTTTGCAATAGTGAAAGACCACTTGTACATTCCTAATGTAGAAAACTTTACTTCTTTATAGATGGTGTTGCAGGCTTGTGCAGCTGGAGAACCATCAGAAAAACTTGTGATAGCTTCCGCTCCTAATAGTAACAACGATTTATTACAAATTGTTACATCTGTGTCACCTACTGCCATCTATGCCTCCTTATAATAGGAAGGGGGGTTTCCCCCCCAACCTTGTTATTATTAGTCGCCATCAGTGCTTGCTAGTGTAGTACCATCGTTCACATCAACAACCGAACCAGTGTTCGATAAGACATAAACTAAAGTAGCAACCAACGTACCGCCTGTGCTTGAGTTGACAAAGATCATATCGCCAACGCTAACTTCTTGGGCTACTGAATTAAAGTAACCTTCAGTGTTAGCTGTAGCAATAGTATCTGCTGTCGTATAAGCGAACATCTGAGGGGCTGACCCTTTCTTAGACTGTCCACCGATTGGGTTCCACCCATCTCTACTAAACGCCATGATTAAGCCTCCCTACAGACAACATCTACAATACCGTCAGTATCGATTGCGATACTTCCCATAGATAACTTGGCTGTCACCAAGAAAGATGTTTTTTCTGCTATATAATTAATTTCAGTTGAAGCAGGCATCCCTACTGCAACCCCTAGTGCGGATTGATGAAACGCAAAACAAGTACGATCACTAGAACCATCAATAGATAATCCACCCTCATCCCTGTCACCAAGAATGTGGAATTGGAAACCCATCATGCTTCCGATCTGACCGCTTATCAAATTTTGTATATTCTGATAATCGGCACTAATTGCTCTTTCATCACCAAGTAGTCCAGCCAAGTTGTTCGCATGAATAATCATGTGACGATTTTGGGCTGGTACATTCTTAGCATCCATAGCTTTCTTCGCTGCAATGATCTTACCCATGTTAAGGTCAGATGCTGCTGCACTACCAGTTGTAACAATAGTGTTAGCCACTGTGCTACCAGCTGATGCAGCTGCCAACGCATCCAAGATGATTTGATCTTGTCTACGTCCGATAGCTGAACCAACAACCTGTGCAAGTTCTCTTCGCTCATCAAAGTTGATCTTGTTTTGAAGAAAGATATCGCTGTATTCTGATGCGGAAAAATCCGTAAGAGAACAAGCGACACTTGAAAAACTAGTGTTTAGAGGAACCACGTCAGTTCCTGGAGTTCGAACACTAGCTTGTCCTTTCCCTACCTTGGGAAAGTTAACCGTAGAACCGACAACGCCAGTTCTGGTTCGTGCTGCGCCAGTTAATACCGCTGATCCTTGGTACGCTTGATGTACCTCTGCTTCGAACAGCTGAGTAAACGCTGGCGACAAGTTTGCTCTTGTTGTCATAATATGCCTCCTAGCATAAAAGTTACGTTTACATTACTCGCAACAGTTATCCAGAAAGTCTGGGCTGTAACCTACGGCATACGCTGCCGCAACGACTGATTTCTCAGCTGCCAGAACGGCTGTGGTTACAGTTATCGTTCACAATAAGTTATACCTTACAAGACCCATCTTGTAAAGTTATTTGTATCGCTCCTCAAATTCCTTCTCTACTGACCTAGTGTAAGATGGGTCTGTTCCATATTTAGGATCTGCCATCTTAGAGTTAATCCTATTACGAAAATCATCTTCACTTTCTTTTCCAGCTTGATAAGCAGTAGTAGTTGGAATAGTGATATTCTCGCCTGTCATTGCTCTAACCTTTTGCAATAGACGTGCGCCTGTAGCTGTACCACCCCATATATCTATTTCTGACAATTCATCTTCAGAGATAATTCCTTTACCTACTAAACCATTTGCCCAGGTAATATTAGATTTAATTATCTCATCTGCATTTTCACCTAACGCTTTTTTCTCCTGTGCGATAGATAGTGTTTCTGCTTCCGCATTGACCCCACCCATCTCCATAACTTTGCCTGCCAATCCTTCAAACGCTGCTTGTGAAATACCATTGTCTTTTGCCCATCCAGAAAAAAAACCTAGAAGTTCATCACCTTCAGGAATGTTATCTCCTAAAAATTTTGTATCATACTTTCCATCTTCAGGGGCTTTGTGTTTTCCCTGAGAGAATTGTTTTTCTAGATTTGAATATGCATCCACAATCTTTTCTAGATTAGGACCATCATCATCCCAAAACTTTTCTGGATACCATTCAGGTCTTTCATATGGACCATCATTAACATCTTCGTCTTGTGGCTCAAGATGTGGAATTTCTCCAGGCTCTTCAGTTTCAGTATTTGTTACTGGTTCACTTTTTCGTGCCTCATCCATTAAACCTTGAGGTTCAGGTTGTTGCTGCTCTTCTGTTTTTACAGTTTCATCAGCAGCCAGTGCCTCATTCGCTTGGCTCATTTGCTCTCCTTACACGTTGTTGTATCTCTCTCACAATAGAGTTCTGTCCTTCTCTAGCGTAGCCATAACTTGCGTCTGCGCCAGGAACCCAACAGGGTTGATCAAGAGTTATTTGTTTAAGATGTTCCAAAACTTCCCTGCCTTCTGCCGTTAAGAAACATTTCCTGTATGCGATATCTAGCTTTCGTTGTGCATCAATATCGTTAATCCGTAGTTGGTGTACGTTAGCATCTATGCCATCCCATCCTACAGAATTAATATCTCTAATTTTATCTGCGTTGTTAGCCATCCATTACCTCTCCTTCTTGAGGTGGTGCAGCCCCAGCTTGGTCAGGTGCTGCTCCCTGGCCTGCTTGGGCTGCTTGCTGCTGCATCTGCATTTGCATCTGTTGTGCTTGTTGAATTATTTGCGCTCTTTCTTCTGGAGTAGTTCTAAGAGATGCATCAATTCCCATATGATCTAAAATGTAGTCACCAACCTTTTCTGGATTAACAAGGGCCATGCCTGCTCCTCCAAAAGATTGTGCTATCTGCATAAACTGTAATACGTTTTGTACCTTCTCCATATTAGAAGCCATAGCTAATGGTGATTGAGGTTCAATGTTTACTTCCAGGCCATTTACTTTTAATGGAAGATCTACCATACCTTCTTCATCCATTAATTCTAATGAACGTCTAACGATTGGATACATTGTTTCATTTATCAATCTTCCAAAAGCTGCACCTAAATTTTGTGATAGTTCTTTCATACGCTCTACTATTTCAGTAGCAGACCTTGCTGACATATTGTCAGGTGGTAAACTTTCATCGTACAAAGTTTTTTTAATATTCATTCTTAAATCATTCGCAATAAGTTGCGATAGATTTGTATCACCAGATCTTGGGAGCGGTGCCAAGGACGGTCCTCTTGGACCACCATTGGAGGATACGCCAATGATTGCCCCTGGCACTATCTGAATAGCTTGAGGGTTCAACACGCCATCATCAACAGCGGTGAACACGCCACCTATAGAAAGGGAAGCATTTTTCAGATTTAACTCTATAACTTTGTTAAGTGTTTTAATATCAGGAAGAGCATATAAACAAGGACCTCTTCCCATAATTTCACCTGGTGCTACCATAAACCTACTGATAACCCATGGTGAAGATTTTAATTCTTTATGTAAAATTTTGTAGTCGCCTTCCATTGTCATCAGACAATAATCGACTTTACCTGTTTCTTTATTTGGATACGTTGCTTCAAGCAGTTCAATATATTCGCTAGGTCTTTCTCTATACTTAGACAAAACCTCTTCTGGAAACTCAACACCAGGAAACTCTTGCTCGACTACTTCAAACGGTCTTTTAAATTTTCTAAAAACAAAATTAGGTTTACCGTCTGGTCCTTCATCAAATGTAATTTGATACATAGGAATAGCTGTGTACCTAATAGGCTGTAGTTCATCTCCTTTTTGAATTAGCATTACAGCTGTGCCAACAGCCAGGTCTAACAAAAATTCTCCAATCGCCAAGTCAAATCCTGATTGACGCATGACGCTGAACATTTTTTGATTATACATATCCAAAACTTGTTGTGCTTGAATATGTCTTTCAGGAGGAACGTCTGAACCTGGACGTAGCCTGCACCATTGCTGTTGTGGAGGAAATAAAGCAGACTGTATTCTGTTGGCAAATCTTGCTGTAGAATGAATAGCGGTACTATCAAATACCCTCTTCATTTTGTTTTGACCAGGAGTGTCCTGTTCATAATATCCATCGTATAAATTACGCATAGGCAAACAATATTCGTAAGCCTCTTCGTAAATACTACGCCACTGCTCTTTTCTTGTTTGACAAGAGCCGTATCGTTTTTTTAATTGTCTAACCTCTAACCCTGCCATCCTATGCCTTCTTATTTTTGTTAGCAAAGTTCCTGGCAGCTTCAACGCTTCCAAACCCCCATGCTTTTAATGCCAATGCCTTACGAGTTGGTTTACCCTTCTCGTCTTTCATTGGACCTTTCATCCCAGCAAAACGAGCAGCAAAACTAACCCTACGACTATCAGTTCCACTAGTCTGAGGCCTCTTAAGGTTAGCACCCTCTGTTTTCTTAAAATGCTTTCTTCCAGCTTCATTAAGACCACCACTGGGGTTTTGAAACCTTTTAGCAACCATAGACTAAGCCTTTTTAGTTTTTCCATACTTCTTAGCCATCGCCTTTTTCAGACCGCTCATCTTCTTGTCCGCTGGCTTCTTCTTTGCCATCGGTTTCTTTTTCATTCCGTACATCCGCATCCTCCTCTCCAGGTTTGTACTTTCGATGCCTTGGATTTCGTAACCAATTTTTATCGGACATTGTTAGCCCCTTGGATTACGGACACCACCAAGATTAGAAGCAAGCTGTTGTGCGCCTCCTTGTACCTCTGGTGCAACCCTAGCACTCGACATCAAAACTCTTGCAGATCTACCACGTCTAGACTTACGTCTAGATGCTATAGTCTTTCTTTCCCTCTTCTCTTCCGCATCCAGTGCCTGCGCCCTACGTTCTTCTTCAGGGTCAGTCTTTGGAGGTGGTGGAGGTGAAGGACTTGAAAATATACCGCCCATATTAAAACACCCTCGACATCATATAATAATCATCTCCTTGAGGTCCGTACTTTCGTAGCACGCCCTCATTTTCAAAGTAACATACTTTTGCCCACTTGTAAGCAGGGATATTTCGTGAACAAACAGTGATTTGTAACCGTTTCATTTCTAGTTTGTTCGCAGCGTACTCAAAAAACAGTTTAGATGCACGATGCATTCTAAATGATTTACGACTAATATCATTGCTTGGTATTAACCAGGCTTCGTAAACGCCATCCCATAATTTCCATATTCCAAACATTGCATATATTTTATCCTGCATTGCAGTGAAGCTGTAACCTTTTGTAACAAAATTTGTCAGGTACTTAGAATAGTCATCGAATAGTTCACGATTTTTCAAATCAAACTCATTGAGTTCAATCATATTCAAATGCATAGGATGCCAATCAACAATTCTTTGTTCAGGCCAGTTGAGGCGCATCTCTTGTGTTAGTTCCTCAGGAGAAAACATCGAAATCCAATACCTTTATAGTTTGTTGCATTTTTGCAACACCTCCTTTTTTAGTAACCATATCTCTATGCTCTCCTCCTCCAAGCAAGCAATATCCAGCTGCATCACCAACGTGCGAGTGTTCATTCTTGTTTGGTGTAGATCTGTATCGTTCTTGACCTGAACCCATACTAACTCTTTTGAAGTGATACCCTCCAGCAAGTGATTTACGCAACCTCTCGCATTTCTTGTTTAATAAAAATCCTGGCTTACCTTCAATCAATCTCTGCATGGGGATAGCAAGAGCCTCACGTCTAATTTTAAAATCGTTTGTTGCACATGGCTTTGCATAAATATCTAATGTCCTCATGTGATCGAAAGCAGTTGTTTCATAAATCTGATCACGCTGTTGTCCAGCTGGGTCACCCCAAACCATAAACTGTGCCTTGGGAAAATAAATTCCCATTTCTTCTTTGAGCATTGAAACAAATCTATTTAGACCCATGTCAAACGTAACTAGTTCATGCAAGACGTGCCATACTCCGTTAGACATTCTTTGTGCAAAAATTGCTGCTGGTGTTAATCCAAAGTCAATACCTACTTGTACAGGAACGCCTGGTTCAAATTCTAAATCCTTAGACATAGTTGTATCGTCATATTCAGGCCAGATAGGCATTCCTTCTTGGACATAAGTGTAATCTCCTTTTGCATAACACTTAATCCAATCTAATTGCTTACC